TCGCCGCCATGACGCTCGAGGAGTACGACCGCTACTTCGACGACAAGGGCCGACCGAGACCGGGCGTGCGCGTCCGGCTCGAGCGCGGCATCGACGTGCGCCGCGAACAGCGGCGGTGATCTCTCTATAGTTGTAGCTAACAAATACAACTAATAGAACGCCGAAAGGAATAAGAACCAGTGGCCACTGGGGCAAGCGAATTTGTCGATCAAACTATCGCTGGTGGCGTTTTCTCGCCGGACATCTGGAGCAAGCAGGTACTGCGAGCAACAGAGTCTAATTTAGTGTTTGCCAAATGCGTCAATCGAGGTTTTGAAGATGACGCAAGTGTGGGCAGGACCGTCAAGGTTGCCTCCGTCGGCAACGTCGCCGCGCGTGCGAAAACCGAGAACACGGCCATCGTCTACGAGACAGTGGCTGAAACAGCTACCACCATTACCCTTGATCGAGAGATGTTGGGGGCACGCCTCGCCGCCTGACGGCGAGAGTGAAAACACGGGGTGAACTGTCGGGAACCCTAAACATCAACAGGATGACAACCAACATGCTGCACATTCATAGCAGTGAATCCACTCGATGCGGCGTGGCTGGCTGGCTTCCTGGACGGCGAAGGAACGATCTCCCTCTATCGGAGTGTTTGGAAGTGGAAGCCGGACGGACCCAACACGCGCCGACTGCGAAATCACGAGCGAGAGCCAGAACGCTATCGCCCCTTGATCGCGCTCACGCATACGGATGTTCCTACCTGCGATCACGTATCCAGTCTCCTGACGTCGATAGGGGTGAAACACAATTTCCTGAAAGCGACGGACTTGGATCCCACGCGTCTCGGCAAACGACCGCAGTACCAAATATCTGTGATGGCTTTTGTCGGAGCGCGTCGGGTACTGGACGCAATCCTGCCGTATCTCGTGACCAAACACGACCAGGCCGCGGCACTCAGTCGCTTTATCGAGATTGCCCAGTCACGCGATCCGCATCTGCGGTACACGGACGAGCAACGCGAGATTGCCTTATTCCTTCGTCGCCATCGAATGCACGGGAATCCGCAGCCAAGCTCGACGGGGCCGGCCAATGGCCGAGTAGTCGAGAAGGTTCAGAGACTAGCGGGTGAGACGCCCAACGATACGCCCGCACCAGCGCCCCGCTTCCGACAGGTCAGCCTGCCGGAATGAAGAGATAGTCCGGTCCGGAGCGAAAGCTCCGGGTTGCTGCAACATATGGGATTACGCAGCCGTCGGCATTGAGGACATCGTCAAGGTCCAGTCAATCGTCGACGTGCAGAACGAGTACCAGATGAAGATGGGCCATGCCATCGCCCGCGACATCGACTCGAAACTGGCGGCCGACGTGGCCGGCTTTACCCAGACCGTCGGCACGCTCGGCACCGCGCTTGCCGACGTCGATGTCATTCGTTCCAACCAGTATCTCGACGACGCCGACGCGCCGGCCGACGATCGTTTTCTCATTCTGAGCCCGGCGGAGAAGGCCAACAAAATCGGCCTCGACCGCTGGTCGAACGCGCTGTACGTCGGCAACCCGAAGCCGGCCGTCACCGGCAGTCTCGGCGACATGTACGGCATGAACCTGTTCGTCACCACCAACCTGGTCAAGCCGGCGGGTGGCCAGGCCAACAACTTCGCCTTCCAGCGCGAGGCGCTTGCGCTGATCGTGCAGCGCAGCCCCAAGATGCACCTGTTCTACGACATCGACTTCTTCACCTGGAAGCTGGCCAGTGAGGTTATCTTCGGCCACCAGATGATGCGGCCGACGTTCGGCGTATACGCCAGGGGCATCGGCTGAGATGACCCAGGACGCGGGCCAGTCGCTGCTCGAGCGCCTCGAGCAACGCGCGGCGCCGATCGAGGGCAATCCCGCGGTCGGCCTGACGTACAACTTTCCCCTGGCGTGGTATCGCCGCCCGGATGGCGACATCGTCCAGCTGCAGAGCGACCCGAACAATCGCACCATGTACGAAAACCTGGGCTTCGTGATGTTGCGGCCGTCGGAGGCGCGCGAATGGACCACCGAGGTCAGGCCGGCCGTGCTCGCCGAGCAGCGCAAGCGCGCCGCGCTGATCACGGCGATTCGCCGCGTCGCCCAGCGCGTGCCGCAGTACGTGCTCGACGAGGACCAGGACAACCCGTTCAGCCTGCGCACGACGGCCGAGCTCGAAGAGATCTTCGAAGAAGCGAAGGCGCAGACCGGGCTGAAGATGCGCCTGCCGCAGGCCAGGCCCGACCCGGCACCCCCGGCGGCGGACGACCCGCGCATGGTGGGCGTCGAGACGCACATGAGTATGGAAGAGCTCAATTCGAAACTGCAGCGCGGGCGTGGGTACGACCCGCTGCGTGAAGCACGGAGGCGCCCATGAGCGCGTGGCTGGACGCGGCACGGGCCGCGCAACAGGAAGTGCTCGGCACGCCGCCGGGCAACCTGTACTTCACCTACAAAAAGCCGGGCGGCGACACCTTCGTCGGCTCCGCGGCCAACGCCGAGACGTACCTGCGCGAGGGATTCACCGTCCAGGGCGAACTGACCATCGACGATACGGACGCGTTCCGTCAGATCGTGAGTCCGGGTTCCGGCGAGCCGCCGGCGTCGGGCGTCGCGACGACCGAAGCGACCGCGAACTCCGGGGCCATGCCGGCTCCGCCGCCGCCGGCGCCCTAAGCCATGCCGATCGCAGGCCAGGGCGCCGCGGGCGGACTGTGGACGCACACGCCGACCGATTACGCGGCCGACCTGGGCAACACGAAACCCGCCACGTGGCCGACCGACGCTGGGCTCGGATCCGCCGGTGCTGGCAAGGGCGCGCGCCCGCAAGGCGCGGTCGTGGTGCCGACCGGCATCACCGGCACGCCGGGTCCCGGTCAGGCGTCGATCGCCTGGACGACCACGCTGCCAGGCGACTCGCTGGTCGAGTACGGCACGACCACCGCGTACGGCAACACCTTTTACGCCGCACCGGCCGTCACCACGCACGGCGTGGTCGTGACCGGGCTCACGAGCGCGGTGCTGGTTCACTACCGTGTCTCGAGCCAGGGGCCCGGTCTGTACGCGGTGAGCGGCGACAACACGGTAACGCCGACCTGAGTGATGGACCACCGCCCCGGCTGCACCTTCGGACCTGGCTACTACCGCATCGAGCTCATCTCGGGCGCGCGGCGGTACTGCCAGACCGAAGACGAGGTCAAGCGCGCGTACGCGCTGCTACTCGCCGATACCATCCGACGCGTCTCGAGGGACGGCTATTGTCTGGATCCGCTCGAGCGCGGCGCACCCGACGTTGTCGAAGGCGAGCGGTTTCTTGGCATGTCGCCAGCGCAGGCGATGCACGAGCTGGGTATCGCCGATGAAGCGGACTACCTCAGGGCGTACCGCGCGATTGAGGACGCCGTGTTGGCGCGGGACCGGCTCGTGCCCGCGGGGGCGGCGGACCGTCCGTCGATCGTCATCAAAAAGAAGGGCAAACGGGTGCTCGACGTATGACGCAGGCGCCGGCAACGCAGACGACGAACCTGCTCGCGACGCACACGAATGGCTTGTGGGTGCATACCGGGCAGTTGATCGTCACCTGCAAACTCGACGACGGCACGGTGGTCAAATTGACTATCCCGGACGACCTGGTGCGCCTGCTCAACGTGGACGCGCTCGAGGACCTGAAGTATGGCAACTAAAGCGACGCAACTCGCGCCGGCGCCACTCCTGCGCGTATCGGCGACGGCACCCGCGCCGCCGCTCGGTCACGCCGTGGCGCCCCCGGCGCCGAGCCTGCAGATGGTCTGAGCGATGCCGACGCTTGGCCAGTACCGCTCCACGTTCAGCGTCGAGGCGGGCGAGTACATCGGACCCGACAGCTATGTCGTGCGCGCCACCGGCGGCTCGACGACCAATCAGCTTGTGTGCGACGTGTACCCCATCCAGTCTGGCATCTCACAGATGGACAAGTACGTCGATCGGCCGATCTATCGCCCGTACGCGACGCAGTCCACCGACCAGAATCGCGTGGTCATGACGTACGACCCGCCCACTGGCACCCTCACGCCCGACCTGCCCTGGTCTATTTCGCCGACGTCGCTCGCCAGCAACCGCACGTACCAGTCGCTCGAGACGCTGCCGTACGTGGACTTCGAGGCCTACACCTACGAATGTCTGGACGGGACCGGCGTGAGTTGTCCCAACGGCGGCGAGATCGGCGAGCATTTCGAGATCCTCGGCCCGTTCGACGTGCCGACGACCCATCGCCTGATCAACGACGGGCTGAAGAACTGCTGGCTGGTGGTCGAGGTGGCGGCGATTCCGTCGCCGCTGTACAACCGCCACGACCTGGCGGCGGTATGCCCGTGGCTGCAGGACCCCAACGACATCCTGCAGATCGGCGTGCTCCACCCGCCCGACGACCGCAACCTCGTCGACCCGTTCGAGCACGTGGTGCACGGCATGATCGAACGCGACGGCGGTTCGTTCTATCTGAACACCGGGACCACCACCTTCGTCGACGGCGACATGCTGTACCTGCGTTGCTTGAAGCGCGCGTACGATCACTGCCGTCCCAGCGGTGGCACGTTCGGCGCTCAGGCCGGGCTGACGCTCGAGACAGACGAGGCGCCGGTCGATCGTTTCTGGGCGGCCTCCGCGGCACTGGTGATCGCCTGGCGCCGTTTCGCGCACCAGCTCGAGCAGGGCGCGAACCAGCGCTTGATCCGCGACCAGGCGACTGCCGCGGCATGGTTCACCGATGAATGTCGGAAACACTTCACCGCGCCGTTGCCGCAGCGCACGCTCAGACGGCGGCGGTACTTTGGCCCGCCACGCCAGCTCGCGGGGCAGTACCTCGGATGAGCGTCTACTCCAGGCGCGCGCCGTACCCGTTCCACATCCGTGTTTCGGGCCAGGGCCTGCTCATTGGTTCGCCAGGACCTGGTCAGCCGGCGCTGGTCTCCTCCAAGGCCGAGGACATCTCGAGTGTCGACCCGCCCGACTTCGATTACGCCAATCTCAGCCCGATGGCCGACCGCGAGGAACCGTACGAGAGCCTGAGCATCGGCCTGGGCATGCGCACACAGCACAAGTGGCGCGACTACCGCTACCAGGAGGCCATGGGCGTCGACCTGAGCGTGCACCCGTGGTGCAAGGGGCCGGAGGTGCTCGCTTCAACGGGCGCCGCCAACGGCGAGATCGTTGACTTCTTCGAGCTCGGCGGCAGCCTGTACGCCGCCGGTGGGAGCCAGGTGCTGCGCTACACGCCGGCCAGCAACACGTGGGCCGTGGCGCACGACTTCGGCGCCGGCTACACCATCCAGGCCGCAACCGTGTTCGCCTCCAACTTCGACGGCGTCGCGCGCGCGTGGGTGGCCTTCGGTCCGGCGCACCCGGCGGCGTACTCGAGCGACGGCACCACCTGGACCAACATGGCGACGTTCACCGCGCTGGCGTTCATTCGCATCGCGCGCGAGTGGTGGTGGGCCGACAACACCAACCGCCTGCGCAAGTGCGACACCAACGCCGACCCGACCAATGAGGCCAATTACACCAATCTGATCTTCAGGGTGGGCGATCAGAGCGCGCCGATCACCAGTCTGGTGTCGACCGCCGGTGGCGTGCTGATCATCGCCAAGACCGACGGCCTGTACACGCTCGACCAGGCCGGCGACGACCACCCGCTGTTTCCGTTCCTGCAGTACGCCTCGAATGCGCGCAATGGCAAGTGCCGCGGCCAGTTCTTGAACGACGTCTACTTCGGCTATGGCACCAACCTGTCGCGCATGGGCCCGGACCTGAGCATCGAGGAGATCGGCCCCGAGACGCTGCCCGACTACAACGGACCCGTCCGCGGCCAGATCACCAGCTTCGTCGGCGTGGGCGCGCTGTTCGGCTACGCGGGCATCTGGAACCCCGATACGTCGACGAGTTATCTGCTCAAGTTCGGCGCGTACATCATCCAGGGTACCTTTTCGACATACCAGACGCTGACCAACGTGCTGGCCAACCCGGAGCGCATCGACGCCTGGAACGGTTCGGTGGTGCGCGGCTGGGCCGGCAAATACCCGACGCGGATGTTCACCACCGCGATCGGCGCGCCCGGCGGTCACACGTTCACGCTGATCGGTTTCAGCGACGGCTCGGTGGTGCGGCTGCTGAACGCGTGCGTGTTCAATCCGCTGGCCTGCTCGCAGTACCGCTTCGTGGTCGGCGATGACTGGGTGCGCCTGCCGCAGTGGCACGGCACCTATCACGCCACGCGCAAGACGCTGCGCTCCTGGTCGGTCACCGGGCCGCAGATCGACGCGAATAACACGCTCACGCTCGAGTACAAGACGACACCGGCGCAGAGCACGTGGACCGACTTCGGCTACACCTTCAACGCGGGCACCTTCGACCGCCAGCCGTTCCCGGTCGGGACCGTGGCCATCCTGGCCGAGTTCCGCGTGCACCTGCACAACACCGTCAATACCAGCTCGCCTGCGGTCAGCTCCGTGTCGATCGGGCACGCGCTGCGCCCGTCACGACTGATGACCTTCGAGGGCGACATCCTGTGCGCAGACGGCCTGGTGCGAAGAGATGGCGTGCCGCTGCGCATCGGGCGCAACGCCATTCGCGCGTTGATCGAGCAGGCGGTCGACAACCCCGGCGCGGTGCAGTGCATCCTGCCCGACGAGACCAGCGCGTACCTCAGTTTCGTCGATTACAAGCTCAGCCAGGCCTTCGACGAGGTCGGGCGACAGTGGCGCGGCTCGCTGCACGTCAAGGCGGTGCAGTGGACCGCCGTCGAGCCACCCCCATCCTAGGAGCAGCACATGGCCAGACTCACCGCCACCAACTTCAGCGGCGCGCTCCAGTTTCCGTATGCCACCGCAGGGACGGACCTGTTCAAGAAAGAGGACGTCCAGACGCTCGCGCTGGCGGTCGACCAGCACGACCACTCGAGCGGCAAGGGGCCGGCGCTGGCCGCGGGCTCGATCACCTCGGGCATGATCACCGACGGCACCATCACCGCCACGGACATGGCCGCTGGCGCGGCCGCCACGAATGTCGGCACGCTGGGCGGCACGCTGAGCGGCACGCTTCCCAATCCCTCGTTCGGAACCGCGCCCAACATGGCGACTTTCGCCGCGGGCGTGACGGTGACCGCGGGCGGGGTGGCGGTCAACGCGGGCGGATTGACGGTGACCGGCCTGGCGTCCTTGAACTCTGGGGCAACGATCGCGACTGCCGGACTGACCATCAGTGGCGGCGGATTGACTGTCACCGGGCTAGCAACTTTCAATTCGGGGGCGACCTTGCCTGGTCCCACCGGCCTGACACTCAGTGGTGGGGCCGGGTTGACCGTGGCTGGCCTGGCGACCCTCAACGGCGGCCTGGTCGCCGGTGGCACGCCGACTTCGCCGAGCCCGACCACGATTGCCCACGGCGGCAACCTGGGCCAGGGCAACGGCACGACAGCCACGCTTGGTCCCATCCGCGGCACTGGCTTTGGGCCTGCGAGCACGGCCATGCAGGGCTGGATTCAGGCCAATAGCAACGGCGTCAATATCTATTATCCGTACTGGGCGTAACCGATGGACCCGACCTTACGCGCGATCCTCAGTGAGTTGGTGGCGGTGAGCATGGAGCTGGATCGCTTGCGCGTGGAGAATCGGCAGTTGCTGGCACAGGTCGAGTCCGCGCGGAGAGACGGCGTCGACGGGACACCGGAGGCGGCGGTGCTGCAGGGGGTGGTGGGCACATGAGCTTCAACGTCGGACCGGGCGTGCAGCAGGCGATGGCCGATCACGGTGACGAGCCGCGCAGCAACGAGGTCTTCGTCGTCAACGAACCGGACGGTCAGAAGATCTCGCAGACGTACGGTCGCGACAACATCTATTACTGGCTCCAGGAGGATAACGCCGTCCGGGCGGTGCCCTTTCGATGACGAGCTGACGCCGGCGCCGCCCGAGACCTGGTGGGACACGTACAACGACAACCGCGACCTGCCCATGGCGCCGCAGGTTTACAACTGGACGTGCAGCATCTGCGCGACCGACTGGCTGCTGCGCGCCACCGGGCTCAGCCCGTACTCGAGCCGTGAGCGGGTGGCGTACGAGATCGGCTATCCAGCCTGTGTGGACGAGTGGTCGGGGCTGAAGGACACCCAGTGCATCGTGCGCGTGCTGGAGTCGTACGGCGTCCAGGCGCGGCAGGAGTGGGTGTCGTGGGACAGCGCGCTGGGCATCGCGGCGTCGACGGCGTACATCCTGAATTCGACGAGTTGGTACCACTTCGTCGGCGGGCGCGGCCTGGACGATTCAGGCCTATGGGTGGCCAACAGCGCGCCCGGCTACAAGGGCATCACCGACCACGTGGGTGCCAGCGACTGGGCGCACCTGCCGGGCTGGCAGATGGTCTATATCGTGCGCTGAGCGTGGGTGAATGGGTGGCCCGACTTCCTGCTGTTCCTGGCGGACTGGTTCGGTCGGCACGGGTTACCGACGATTGCCGGCTTCGTCGGCGGCATCGCCGGCTCCGAGGTCCGTCATCGCTGGACTACGCGCCATGACCGAGCAGCATCTCGAGCTCGCCAAGCTGGTGATCACGGCGGTCCTGGCCCTGGTGCTGATCCTGGCGATGACGTGGATTATCGTGGCACCGGTTTCGGATGAGGCCACCAAAGGCGCCCTGGTCATCATCGGCTCAGCCGTGGGGTTCATCTTCGGCCGCGAGACTGCGAGGTAGTCATGCAAATTGCCATGCCACCCATCACCGTGGGCTGGATCATCGGCCTACTGGTGCTGATCCTGGCGATCGTCTTTGTCGCCATCGGCCAGGTGCCGCTCATCATCGGTGCGCTGATCGGGGGTGTGGCGCTATCGAGACTGCTCTAGCCGCACCTGCTTGCATACCTCGCACATCACTGTGCCAGGCAGCATCTCGCGTTCGTAGCCCAGTGCGTGGTGAGCCGCCAGATCTGCTCGCAACTGCTCGCGCCAAGCCCGCAGTTGCTCGTTCTCTTGGCCCGTTCTGTCATACAGGGCCTTGTATTCCTCGTAGCCGGCCTTCCAACGCTCGTTCTCGGCGCAGGTTTCTTCAACTTCAGCTTCAGCCTTGACAAGGTTTTCGCGTAGCCGCTCGTTCTCGGCGCGGAGTTCGTCACGCTCGACTTGAGTCAGGTGCAATTCCTCCCGATATCGTCCGAGGTCGGCGTTGAGTTGCTCGTAGGATGGTGGGCGTGGACCTTTAGTCGATCTATCCATCTTTAGGGTTACCGAGCGCTTCGGCCGTCAGGCGGTCGATGTATTCGGCAATCTCCCGCGCCTCTGTCAGATCCATGAAGCCAGTGGACAGGCTCCGCTTGATTGCCTCCAACGTCTCGCGCAATTCACGGGTGCCGTCCCGCCAGCCGGCTTCGTAAGCCTCGCGGGGCTGCGGCCCATGGGCAGTCTGACCGCTCGTCACTGCGACCCAGTCTCTGAATCCCTGCTCCATTTTGGTAGATCTAGCCATCTTTAGCGTTACCAAGCCCCGACGGACGACTCAGCGCGTTTATGACGATGTGATGTTCAGGCGAATCGAACGAGACGTATCGCAGTAGTTCCTTGAGTGCTGCTCGCAGTTGCTCGTTCTCTGACTCAGCCCTGCCGAGACGGTAAGCCACGAGCAATTCGTCCTTGGCGGTGATGATCTCTTGCAGCCGTCCAACTTCGGACAGTAGTGCTGCCACGTCGGGGAACACACGTTCAGCGTCGATGCCCTTGTAGCCGTTAGCGTGACGCTGCTGGATCTCGTCCAATTTGGTAGCCCTAAGCCCCATTAGAACCTCCAAGGCTCGACGTGCTGCAGCCGGCCGCAGCCGTCGCACTTGAAGCCGACGAAGCCCTGGCCGTGCTCATTGAGAAAACTGCACACCTGGCCCATGTTGCACCCCAGCAGGTGCGCCAGCCAGTGGCGCAACCGCTTCATCTTTCGACCCACTCGAGCCATTTATCGGCAAGCAGCAGGACGTGCTCAGACTTCACTTCGGCGCGCGTCTGACCCCAGAGTCCGACGAATTCAGCCGCGGCCTTGAGCACCGCCAGTTTGGTGATCCGCTCGTCGCGTTCGGCAACTCCCGCACTTTTGCGTTCGGTCTCGAGGACGTCAAGGCTGCGGATGTAGCCCTTCGAGTCGATGCGCAGCCGAACGTGGGCGCCGACCTCGGGCAGGTCGACCGGGTGAAACTGGCTCACGTTGACCCACGCGCCGCCAAGCTTCAGCCCGTTCGCATTGACGGCTTCGACGAGTCCCTCGACCTCTTCGGTCGGCACGCGGCCGTTCATGAACCCACCACCCGCATGCAGCGCGGACATGTGACACGCGAGACGACACCTGTCGTCCGTCGGTTGCACGTGCCGAGTTCAGCCTTGAACTGAGCCTTGGACAGACCGCACGCAGTCCAGCGATCCCAACGGCTATAGACGAAGTGGACGAGGCGTACGACACCTCGCACTTTCGTCGGTACACGCGCGTTCATTAGAAGGCCACCTCCTCGTCGAAGATGGGGCGCGGGCGACGGTCGGTGCGGCGCAGCACCTCTTCGACGCGTCCGTCCTCGAGCAGGCACAGCAGTTCGCGCAGCAGCGGCGCCAGGTCGACCAGGCGGGCGCTGTCCTGCAGCGCGGCCCGGCCGCCGGCGCGCCACGCGGCGCCCCAGACGGCGGACGGATCCTCGGTTTCGTGAGGGTGGTGAAATCTCCACCGGAAGTATTCGGTGGCAGCATTGGCGAGCGCGCTCATGCTTGTCCTCGCTTCGCTTGGTATCGAGCTCGCTGGCACTCACGGTTACAAGCACGACATGCCCACCGACCAGGCCGATCCTTTCGCCAGTAGACGTTCTCGGGCGTGAGCGGGTGACCCCGGCGGCAGTGGCCACCGGTCACCGCCTCGAACCCACGACGGGCATTGACGCTTCTGGTGACCGGTTCGAGATGGGCTGGGTTTACACACGCGGGCTGGCGGCACAGGTGATCCAACTGCAAGTCGTTTGGGATTGGTCCGACGAGCTGCTCATACGCAGCGCGGTGTGCCAACACATAGCCCGCGCGCCGCGGACCGAGGTTGAACGTTCCATACCCGGCCTTGCTCAGTGCGCCTTGCCAGATCCAGCAGGTCTCGGTCTTCCAGACCTTGTCCCAGAACCTCTGGCGCCAGGCGAAGTACGCGCTGGCGGCGATGTGCAGTTGCAGTGGTTCCATCAGGCGGCCTGCTCGGCCATGAGCTCGCAGTGCAACTCGACGGCGAGCATGTGCTTGCAGGCGCGGCCGTGGCCGTATTCGAAGTCTTTGCAGGTGCAGGACGAGCGGGTGGTCAGGTAGTACACGCCATCGCTGCCCTGGATGCCGTAGGCCTTGCGGCCGTCGCGGCGGCGGCAGCGCAGCCACTGGCCGGCGTTGGTGGCGAGGGCGACGGCTTTGGGGCCGCGCGGGTCGGTGGCGCTGACGAGGATGGCCATGGCTCAGTCCTCGCGGCCCGAGCGAATCACAAAGTTGTGCTCGCCGACGTGGCCGGCGGCGGCGGCGCAGACCCGATTCCGAGAGCCGTGGGTGCCGCAGAGTGTGGTCGGCAGCAACTCGACGGCCGAGCGGTCGAACTTGCGAGCGGCGAAGAAGCCAGCGGGGGTGGTGTACTCGACCATGACGCGGTCGCCGGAGTCGACGAGCACGTGGCCGGTGCGGGTGGATTTGTCGCCGAGGGTCACGCGAACGTTGGCCCAGCGGGGGAGTGCGGTTCCTCTTTCCATACCCGTAATAGTAGCGCACGACGGACATGTATGCAACAATAATCAGACATGAGATACCCACTAGGCGCCGGCGCTGGCGAGACATCTATCAGACGTTCGTATAACCTTGCGAGGATGGCTCCGCTCTCTCGCCTGCGCGACCTGCGCCTGAATGCCGCACTCTCCCAGGACGACCTGGCCAAGCTCGCAGGCGTCACCCGGACCACCATCATTCGCCTTGAGCAGGGCGAGCCGAACCCGATTCCCTCGACGGTGCGCAAGCTCGCCGAGGCACTGAACGTCAAGCCCCAGGCGCTTCGTTGACCCCGGCAACGATTGAGCCCTGCGTCGAACTGAAGACGACGCAGGGCTCGCGCAGATCAACCGCAGTGTAGGAAAGAGGAATTGATCCGCAATGCACAGTGTACCGCTTGAGGAACGCCCGCACTTCTTCTACGGGCGCGTCAGCTCGGACGATCAGGCCGAGGACGGCACGATCGAATCGCAGCAATTCGACCTGCGCAACTGGCAGGACCAGCACCACCCATGGGTCGCTGGCGAATTCTGGGACGATCCCGCCAGCGGCACGCTGCTGCTCGAAGACCGGCCCGCAGCGACGGAGATGATCCATGCGATTCAGGCGATGTCGAACCTGAACCCGGTCCTGGTCATCACGCGCATGAGCCGCATCACCCGCGGCGACGTCTGGGTGTATGCCTGCGCCATGCGGACATTGGCCACGCTCAACTGCACCCTGATTTCACTGGTCGAACAATTCGACAGCAGCCCCCAGGGCGAGTTCGTCCGCGACATGCATGCCAGCGTGGCCCGCCTGCACCGCGCGACGATCCTGCAGGAAATGACCAAAGGCCGCGACCGGAAGGTGCGCAGCTCGCACTGGACGTGCGGCCCCGTCAACTTCGGTTATGACATCGAGCCCGCGGCTAAAGGCTCGGGCTTCCTGATTCCTAGCGAGCGCAAGACTGGCGAATTCGTCGAGGTCGAGCTCGCGGCGAGCGTCTTTCACCGCCTCGCGTACGACGGCGCATCGACGATCTCGGAGGCACGTCGCCTGAACGCACTCGGCGTTTCCACCGCGCGCCGCTACGGTAATGGCAAGGTCGTGGACCGCGGCAAGACCTGGCTGCCTTCGCGGATTCGGCAAATGGTCATGAACCCAATCTACAAGGGCACGCATGTGTTCAAGTCGAAGTTGGGCACGATCCGCCGGGAGGTGCCGGCGCTGGTTGACGAACAAACGTGGGCGCTCGCCAATCGCAACATGCAGCGCAACAAGGCGCTCAGCCAACGCAACGCCCGCGAGACGCACCTGCTGCGCGGCCTGATGCGGTGTGGCAATTGTGGCGCTGGCTACGCCCACACGTACAACCACACCCGCGGCTTTCCTGTTGGCTATTACCGCTGCAACGCGCAGATCGGCACCATCAACCCCAATGCGGCGGACCGGTGTATCGGGAAACAGGTCTACGCACTGCCGCTCGAGGACTACGTCTGGTCGAAGATCAAGGACTTCGCGGCTGACCCGCAGCAGACGCTCGGCATGGCCCAGGCCGAGCTGCGCAGGCGTCTAGGCACCGTCGCGGAGCGCGCCCGGCACGAGGCCGAGCTGCGCCGTGCGCTCGCGGCGAAGGAGGGCGAGCGCAGGGTCGCGCGTGAGCAGAATCGCCGCGGGCTCATCACGTTTGCGGAATTGCAAGAGGACCTCGAAGTGATTACCGCCGAAGCCGCGGCCCTGCGCGCTCAGTTGGACAGCATGCGCAACGAACGCGAGCTGGCCGAAGAGCAAGAGCGGGCGCTCACCAGCGCGGCTACGATGCTGCGGCAGGTCCAGGAAAGCGTCGACGAGATTTCGCGAACCAACGACGTTGAGCGCAAGCGGCAGGTCATCACCCGCCTGGTGGCGAGGATCGTGGTCACCACCGAGATCGTGGGCGCGAACAGGGACGGTCGGCGGCGTAAGCACGCCACGATCGACGTCGACTTCTACTTCGGCGAGCGTAGCAGCACCGCCATTGTTGCCACTAACGGCACCACTAGTGACAACAATGCAATCACGCTGCTGTATCGCCTGCTGGTCGGAGCGGACGGGCTGGTGGCGGCGTGAGCGCGGCGCCATAGCCAGCAAGAAGCAAGAGGGCCTGGATGCAGACGCGATCGTCCTCGGTGGCGTAGTGACTGACATACTCAACGTCGGCTTGCCGCGGCGGGTCCGGTGCGGGCTCGGGGGGCATGTGCACGAGTCTGCGGCGTATGACCGTCAAGGTAACAGTGCCGGAATGCGTCCAATCTTCAGTCGCTGGCGAGCCGGTCCGGCGGGCGATAGGTGCCAATCGCCTTGTCGATGAAACTCCGCAGATAGTCCGGGTCGTTGCGCAGACGGGTGAACTGCGCGATCAGCGCGCCTTCGTACCCTGGGACCTGGTGGAGCTCGGTCAGGTGGTCGGTCCTGTCGCGGGGCTGCATCTCATAGACGAAGTCCGGATAGACATTGAACAGCTCGGGCTGCTGGCGGGCGGCGTACGCCGCGCCGAGCACCTCGCCCCTGAAGTAGAAACGGTCGGTCTGCGCGCCGGTGTAGCAGACTTCCAGACGGACGGGCAGGTGCAGCCGCTCGGCGGTGACCAGATGGGTGCGCTCGATGCAGAGGGTCTCGAGTGACGGATCGTCACGCAGGCGACGGACCCGCGCAAGTTTGGCGTCACTCCAGCGACGGCCGGCACGCAGTGCCTGGATCGAGTCGTGATTGACCAGGTCCGCGCGGTCGCAGCCGAGCGCGTCGGCGACGGATTGGCTGACCCAGGTCAGGTCGAAAGGTGGTTGGCCGAAGATGACAAAGACGAGCGCGGTCGGATCTTCGGGCAGGAAGGGCCAGGGCAGGTTGAAGCGCTTGAGGTAGTCGTACAGCGCCTGTTTCGACTTGCCCAGCCCGACATCCGGGAAGCCGTCAACGAAGCCGGCTTTGGAGGGATGCACGACATGCCTGGCGCGCCGCGTGGCCTCATACAACTCGTAGCGGTCGAGCAATTCTTCGATCGTCATGGATGGCTTACCTGTCACCAACCAAACCCCCAATCCCGGATCGTCGCCAGGGGTTGGCTGCCTGGTTTCTAGCCGAGGAAGACTGTCGTACTGGCGACCGGCAGGTGGCCGGGCCTCACGCTACCGTGCCGCAGTGGAGCGTCCAAAGAAAAGACAAGGAATGAGTCAAGTTATCGCGGTATGAAGGGACTGTAAAGAAACGCCGGCACGACACTAGTGGCTCGGGCTGGGTGTGGGCGCTTGCAGCAGGCGTCGCGGTGCGACGCGCAGCGCAGCGGCCAGGCGGCGCACGCTGCTCACGCGGATGTTCAGCCCACTCTCGCCGCGGCTGACCGTCCTGCGGCCAAGGCCGGCGCGCTCGGCGAGCAACTCTTGCGAGAGGGCTCGCTCGAGACGCGCGGCTCTGAGTCCCGGCACGAGCACCGCCGTCAGATTGGCGTACGACGCTGGCGTCAGAACAGGCACCCTAGCGTGCATCTCAGGTGCGATCGCTGTGTCGCTAGAGTAACATGCGGTGCCCGGCACGCGGCCATCATTGGACGCATTCCGGCACTGTTAGCTTGACGCTCGCGTCCTCCAGACTGGTCGCGTGACCGAGCTGGACCCGCACGAGCAAGTTGAAGCGAAGCTCATCTACGCGCCGCGGCGTGTCTGGAAAGCGATCGAACGCCTCGCCGCCCTCGAGCGGCGCGGCTGGCGCGACCAGGCCGCCATTCTGCTCGAGCGCGCCTGCCCGGAGGTGGAGACGGAGCGGGTCGCGTGAGTGGGGATCCGTTCTTCGCGTGGCGCGGCAGTGTCCGCAAGCGCCAGAGCACTGACGTGTCCGTCCTGGATGACCCGCTGGTGCGCGAGGCGTGGGAGCGTGGCCACGAAGCGGGCGTGCGTGATGGCTTCGCGCTGAGCGCCGACTTCGCCGGCTTGCCCGAGCGGCTCGCGCGGCTGACCGAAGTGCTGCAGAGCATGCAGTGGGACGCCGACCGCGAGCAGTTCTTCCGTAGTCGAGAGGAGGCCGCGTTCTGATGCGGGCTGACGACGAGTTCTTGCATGACCACGCGGCCTGGCACGAGCGCCAGCGGTCGCGCGTGCTGCTGCTGCGGGTGGTGCTGGCGTGCGCGTTCCTGCTGACGGCGGCCGAGGTCCTGGTGTGGTTTAGGAACGGCATATGAGCCACGGGGTGTTGCCGCTGATCCCGGACGAGCGGGACGTGCCCGACGTGTGCGAGCAGGGCGACTGCCATCGGGCCGTCGAGACCTGGTGCGTTTTATGTGACCGCTTCCTGTGTAAAGAGCATGACGAACTCGTGCCCAACCGTCGCCACGATTGCTTGGGTGGGAAGGCGGACGCATGAGCCACGTGATATTTCGGAAACAGGTCAGCGACGGCAACTACGGCACCGAATCGGCTGAGGTACTGCTCGAAGTGAGCGAGACCACGACCTACGGCGAACTCGATCCGATGGCTATAGCAATGGAGCACGCGCGTTTCTTGGTGCATGCCGAGTTGGCGAGGTCGCCGGCGTGGCGCGTACGGGACGCGGTGACGCCGTCGGATGTGCCGACGACGGCGGTCACGGTGCCAGCGGACGACGAGGATCTGCCGTACTGATGCCTATGAGGCGGGTGGTGCTGGCGACGCTCGTGGCGATGTCATTGCTCTCGGTAGTGAAGGCCGCGCTGGCGTCGGAGGACGACGTCACCCAACTGGCCGCCGACTCTGGCAAAGATCCGGAGCAGTTGCGCGCCGCGGCGGCCACGGTGGGCGTGCCGCCGCGGCAGTACCTCTTACAGACCATGGGCGAACTTCCCCCGTCACCGCCCAGCCAGGCCGTCGATACGCCGGGCTCACCAGCCGGCGTGTCGGCGGCACTCGCCCGCCGCATCGAGTGCCTGGTTCACTACGAGTCGGGCGGCAGCCCCACCGCCGTGAACCGCTCGAGCGGCGCCGCGGGCTTGCTTCAATTTTTGCCGTCGACGTGGAAGTCGACGCCGCAGGGCCGCCAGGGACTCTCGGTCTTCGACCCGTCCGCGGCACGAGCGGCGGCGGCCTGGATGTTAGCCCAGGGTCGCGCCCGCGAGTGGACGCCGGTGCGTATGGGGCTGTGTTGAGTGCCATGGACACTCGTGCTGTTTTGTTGATCGCACTCGCCATCCTGGTGGTGGCGTTCCTGGCGACCACCGCGCGGTGAAACTTCGCGACGGCTATGTGTGTGACACGTGCCTGTGCCGCTGGCCTTGTTTGGAAATTCAGACTCGCGCGATGAAGCGGGCGAATGAACACTCGCGGCCACCGGAGGTGCGACCGGAGTGACGAATCTCATCGCGCTGGCCGAAGAGATCCGTCTTCTTGAGGATGAGGCTCGAGCCGCCCAACGTCGTCCAATTGAGATTCAGGTCGCTATCGGCGAGCATCTTCTCACCGCGAGGTCCCTCGTGCGACACGGTGAGTTCATGGACTGGCTCGCTGAGGAATGTCGCTATACGCCGCGGCATGCACGACGCTTGATGACACTGGCTCGAAATGGGACACGCGTGTCCGTTTTGGATCCAGGCATCAGTCTCCGTGGGGCGATTGCTGCGGTCGATAAGGCGCTGCGCACTGAGCAGGTTGATGTTCCTGGGGACTGGACCGATGACGAGAAGAGACTGCGGGGGGTCCTTGAGGAGGGGCTCGCGGTCGTCGTCAATTTCCGTTCGCATCCGCGCCTGATTGCATGGGCAAAAGAGACAGGACGGCTCGAGCGAATCGATCGCAACTCAATCTGGGGAAATCCTTACTTGCTCGATGACGATGGCGACCGTGAAACCGTCATCGCGAACTACCGTGATCATTATCTTGAGTTCAAGCCGAGCCTGCTCATGCGAATCGGCGACCTGGAAGGTAAGGCGCTCGCGTGCTGGTGCGCACCTGAGCCCTGCCATGGCGACATCTTGCTTGACCACCTCGAGGGGCTTCTCATCCAGGAATCGATGCCCTCGCATGCTGGGCTGCTGATGGGCCTGCTCAAGGAGACAGATGGTCATTGAGGACTTCGTGATGCTCGGCACAACTGTTCCTGAACCCAATTCAGACGGGCGTATTTTCGTGTGTTCGGCGGGGGTGTCGCGCGAACTCGACAGCTTGATGCGTATCTATCCCCTTGCACGCCGATATGCACCAGAGCGGTGGACAGTCAATCGCGTTCAACTCGAGCGAAATCCGAGAGATAGCCGGCGTGAATCGTGGAAGCTGGCGGGTGATCGACGGCTGGGAGTGCACGAAGCGATCAATCTGACGTTTCACAAGACGGGCGAAATAACGCGGCGAGAGCGGGCGGCATTGCTCAAGAAGTACGTCGTGCCGAGCATCGCCGTCGCAAATGAGCGTCGGATGTCGCTGGCTGTTATTCACCCGCAGCAAACGCCGCATCTCAGATTTACCTTCAATCCCGATTCCCCAGAGGCTCCGCGGTTGGCTTTATTCGATGACCAATTGTTGGTACGGGAGTCGCAGCAGCGATTTGCATTCACGCCGCGACTGGAGTTCTGGGATGACTCCGAGTTTCACAAATTGATGCTGCGCGATTGGGGATGCTTCGAGTTTCTCAGGAAATACGGCGATGAGCGACGTAACGAGTTAGCGGCTGCGCTTCACCTGAGTGCTCGCAGTTCGCTTGTCGTGGGCAACATGAATCAGCATCGCACGGCGTGGCTTGTCATTTCCGTGGTGCAGGGTCTTCGGGACGAACCGATACAGGGCAAATTGTTTGATGATCTGGAGGAACAAAAGTGACCCAACCCCTCGCGAAACCGAACCAGACCCAGGCCACCAGCATCGAGCAGGCACTGGTCGATGGCGACCTGTCCGGACTCGACGACGAGGCGCGTGTCAGCTACTACCTGCACGTCTGCAACTCGCTCGGGCTGAACCCGTACACCAAGCCGTTCGATTACCTGCGGCTGAATGGCAAGCTTGTCCTGTACGCGCGGCGCGATTGTACGGACCAGTTACGCAAGATTCACAAGATCAGCGTGACGCGGCTCGAGCGGCAGCAACTGGGCGAGCTGCTCGTGGTGACAGCGACGGCGACGGCGCCGGATGGGCGCAGCGACTCGTCGATTGGCGCGGTGGCGACGGGTGGGCTGAAGGGCGAATCGCTGGCCAACGCGATGATGCGTGCCGAGACCAAAGCCAAGCGGCGGGTGACGCTGAGCCTGTGCGGGCTGGGTATCACCGACGACACCGAGGTCGATTCCATTCCTGGCGCGTACCGCGTGAATGTCGAGAGCGGCGAGGTCGAGGAGGGGTTCGAGCCGATCAAAGACGCGGCGCCGGCGGAGGACCACGACCTGGTGCGCTCGGCGGACGAGCAGATCTGGCAGAACTGGCTCAAGGTCCTTTCACGCGCGCAGTCCGTCGGCCTGAACCCGCAGCAGATCACGCTGCCGATGGATCGCAACGACCTGCGCGAGTACGGCTCGCAGGTGCTGAAGGACATCATGCAACGCGAGCGTGAAGCGGAGGCGGTCGGCAAGCGGTGAAGCATCAGCGCGTGCGGCATCCCGTGCGCTGGTTCTGCCCGGTGCATCCGGAGGAACCCGCGGAATGCACGTCGGCGTGCGACACCACCCGTCAGGAGTTTCAACGGACCAGCCAGGCGTTGCGCGTGTACTGGCACGGCCGCATGAAGCTGGGCCAGCGGCCCATGTCGACATTCCGCTACCGGATGGAGGTCGCGCGGTACGCGTGGGCATAAACCGAACGCTCACCCACTCCGAGCTCATCGGAGATGAGTCGGAAAAGCACTTCATGTGGCGCATCCGACAGCGCGCGGCGCTGAGCGGGTGGAAGTGGAGGTGGCACCAACTCGACAGCATCGGCACCCAGTCCGGCATGCCCGACCTGATCCTGGTGCGCGCGCCGCGGATCATCTTCGCCGAACTGAAGTCTGAGCACGGGCGGTTATCGCCGGCGCAGAAATCCGCGATCGCCGACCTCGAGCAGTGTCCGGGCATCGAGACGTTCGTGTGGCGTCCGTCGGACTGGCAGACCATCGTGGAGGTGCTCGCCTAGCCGACATGAGCACCACCAGTGCGCGATTCTTTCGGACGGGGGAGACATCGAAGCGAAGGACAGTTATGGCGTGGATTGAAAGCCACCAGGCCCTGGGCCATCATCCGAAGACGCTACGCCTCGCGGCGGCGCTCACCTGCAGCGTGCCGGCGGCGGTGGGCCATCTCCACTTCTTATGGTGGTGGGCCCTGGATTACGCGCCGGATGGGCTGGTCCACGCGGACGACCTGCCGACAGTGGCGCGGGCGTGCGAGTGGCGGGGCAAATCCGAGCGCTTCTGGACAGGGCTGCAAGCCGCGGGTTTCGTGGAGCAGACCGGGGTCGACCAGGTGCTGAAGATCCATGATTGGATGGACTACGCCGGCCGTCTGGTCGAGCGGCGTGCAGCGAATGCGGAACGGATGCGAACTGCACGTGCGAAACACGTGCCGCGCACGTCCGGAACACGTGCAGGGGCTACCGGACCAACCAACCAACCGGACCGGACCGGACCAACCGGACCGGACCAACCGGTCTCTCCGGTTTCTCATTCATCTGCCGCAGCAGCAGCAGTAGTTCCCGGTGAGTTAACCACTCCCGCGCCCGCGCGCGAGGACAACCCGCTGCTGCTCGAGCACCTGCGCCGCATCGACGCCGAACGCCGGGCTGCTGCCGCTGCTGCCCATGAAAATTCTTTTGGAGGGACGAATGGCGACCGCTGAGCACCCGCTCACCGAAGCCGACGCCCGCTTGCTGGCCAGCACCTTCCGCCAGGAGTTCCGCAATGCCGAAGCCTTCGAGCACGCCTGGAACGCTCTGTTCGAACTGCGCTCCGCCATCACGCTCAACCTGGCGCGGCGCTTTCTGCGCGAGGAGCTCGTCAAGTTTCGCGCCCATTCCGCGGGACTCGACGTGCCCGACTTCAGCCCCGCGCAGCCCGTCGTCGAGGTCCGTCCCGACCCGCCGTTTGTGTGCCCGGCGTGCGAGCGGCGCATGGATCCGTGGGACCGCACCAGCCACGCCGCGGACTGTCCGCATGCCGGCTGCTACGCGCTCGAGGTGCGCTTCCGTGTCGGCATCGCTCGCCGCAACGAACGCCCAGATGAGTCCTGATGAGTCCTGAGGACCAGGAGCGCCGCGCCATGCTCGCCACCCTCGACCTGCTCATCGCGTTGCTCGAGGTCGAGATCCGCGACGAGGCCCGCTCCGAGTCCGACAAGCAGCAGATCCGGTACCTGCCCACCAAGCCGTGGAAGGCGGCCTGACCCAGTGGTCACGACTCACCCCATGGTCAGGTGCCACGCGAAGAATCGTCGCGGTGAGCAGTGCCAGCACTTCACCAGTCCCGGCCACCGGGTCTGTCACATGCATGGCGGCAAGTCGCCCCAAGCCCTGGCCAAAGCCGAGGAGCGTTTGCGGGCACTCGAGTTCCCGGCCATCGCCGCAGTGGGCGCGTTGATCGAGCACGCCGATAGTGACGCAGTGCGACTGGCCGCGGCACGTTGGGCGCTGGAGTTGCTCGGCCACAAGGCGGCAGTCCAGGTGCACTCCGAGTCCGAAACCATCATCCGTCTCATTCGCGATGACCCGGCGCCCTTGATCCTCGAGCAGCGCGACGACGATGAGTAGCCGCTATCCGTCCACGGCCAGCTTCGTCTACGACCGCGATGGCGTTGCGCTGCACATCGTCACGAAGAACCTGACCAACCACGAGCTGCGCAACATCCTGATCGGCTTCTGGCTGACGCTGGCCGACGATGACAAACGCGACCACATCGCCGAGATCACGGCCTACCTGAGCCCAGACGAGACGCCGCCGCCCATGTCGCAGCAGATCGCCGATGCGGTGAGGCAGGCCCGCGATGAGTAAGCCGCGCAAGCTCGCCGAGCTATGGGAAGTCGACGGCGACTACCACGTTCGCGTCATCGTCGGCGCCTTCCAGCGCCAGGCCCTCGGCGCGGTCGATCCGTCGCAGGCGGAAGAGATGGCGCAGTTCGAGATGATCGAGGTCCTGCGCAAGATCGTGGCCGACTTCGACGCCGACCAGGTCGAAGTTCGCTCCGACGACAGGCTGCCGCCACCAGGTGCAAGATGAGTGACTGCCTGCACTGCGGCGAGCCCGTCGAAGAAGGCGAGCAGTCGCCGAATTTTCAGAGCCAGGCGATCCACCTGGAGTGCGGGTTTCGGATGGTGGCCGGCTCGATCGCGCACGTCCAGCGCCGCTGCATGGCGCCCGACGTGTGGCACCAGCGTAAGAAGGCCGCGCGCGATCGGCGCCTGCTGCACCTGCGTCTGTGCGACAACCCGAATGACGCGGTGGCGTATTGTTACCTGGCGCTGATGGCGCGGCGTGAGGGGCGTCGCATCGCGGCCATGACGTTCGCGAAACGCGCATTGAGCTGTGGGCCGCGCACGTTGCACACGGACCGCGTTGCCCAGATGCGCGAGCTGGTCCGGTGACCACGCTCGAGCGCACCATCCGCCTGCCGCGCCTGCACCCGGCCCAGGCCCAGATCAAGGCCGAACGGCGCCGCTTCAACGTGGTCGCGCTCGGGCGGCGCACTGGCAAGAGCACGCTCGGCCAGGAGCTGCTAGTCGATTGCGCGCTCAGCCGTCGCCCCGGTGGGTACTTCGCGCCGACGTACAAACTGCTCGAGGAGTTCTGGCGCAAGCTCAAAGCCGTCCTGCTCGACGTGACGGCCGAGAAGTCCGAGCAGGAGCATCGGCTCGAGATCCTCGGCGGCGGCACCATCGAATGCTGGTCGATGGACACCGGCGACCCCGCGCGCGGCCGGCGCTACGCCAGCGTGGTGATCGACGAGGCGGCGATGGTGCCGCGGCTCAGTGATATCTGGGCTCAGGCCATTCGGCCCACGCTCACCGACTTTCAGGGCGAGGCATGGTTCATGTCCACACCGCGCGGCCTGAACGACTTTTTCAGTCTGTTCCAGCGTGGCCAGGACCCGCTCGAGACGGACTGGATGTCCTGGCAGATGCCGACCGGTGTGAACCCGTTCATTGCGGGCGAGGAGGTCGAGGCGGCGCGGCACGACCTGACCGAACGCGAGTACGCCCAGGAATATCTGGCCGAGTTCCTGTCGCTTGAGGGCGCTGGCGTCTTTCGCGGCGTGACGGGTGCGGCCTACCTCGAGCCGAGCAGTCGCCGCGGTGGGCATCAGTACGTCTTCGGCGTGGACTGGGGTCGCTCGAATGACTTCACCGTCATCAGCGTGCTGGATGCCACCACCAGCGAGCAGGCGGCCATGGATCGCTTCACGCGCGTCGACTGGGAGTTCCAGGCTGAACGGTTGTACCGCTGGGCCGACCTGTACCACCCGCGCGCCATCGTCGCCGAGACCAACGCCATGGGCAATCCGATCGTTGAACGGCTCAGCCAGGGCTACTCGCACATGCTCGGGGAGAGCCGGCGTGCATTGCCGATGCAGCCGTGGCTGGCGACGAACGCGTCGAAGGCCGCGGCCATCCAGGCATTGAGCCTGGCCATCGAGAACGGCGAGCTCGCGCTGCTGGATGATGCGGTGCAGACCGCAGAGTTGCTTGCGTACGAGGCGGAGCGCTTGCCGAGTGGCCTGCTCAGGTACGGCGCGCCGGTGGGCGGGCACGACGACACGGTGATCGCGTTGGCACTGGCGTGGCTGGGGTGCGCGGCGCCGGCGATCACCACGCGCTCGAGCTACGCGTTTAGCCGTTGACCCATGGCGTTAGACTGAGCGCGTCGTGGCCGCAGATCCGCCCTCGGCGTCCTACATCACCGAGCTCCAGTCGGAGATGTACGACCGCTATCGCCGCGACGACGTGCAGATCGACGGCTCCCGCGCCCAGCGCGAGATGCGCATCCCGGCCATGATGGGCGCCGACGAGAAGTACACCCTCGTCAACGTCGACCCGCGCGATCCCGACGTCTCCGAAGAAGCGTTCCAGCAGACCGCGATGCTGACGCTCGAGCGCCCCAAGCTGCACCTTGACGGCGGCGAGTCGGACACCGCGCAGACCGCGGCCAGCCAGCGCGAGCACTGGACCGAGGAGACGCTCTGGACCTGCGGTGCGCGCACGCCCGGCCGCGACACGATGACGTTCCTCACCGACGCGGCGCTCAACGATGGCGGCGCGTGGAGCAAAATCCTGTTCCTGCCCGACGCGTGGGACAAACGCTATGCCTATCCGGTGCCGAATCCGGGCGAGTCGGACGAGGCGTGGCAGCACTACGACAAGGCGACCGAGGACGTGAAAAAGTCGTGCGGTCCGCCCTTCGCGTGGGAGTTCGTCGACGCCCGCACCATCTACCCCGACACCGTCGGCGGCCGCATCTGCGAGATGCTCGAGATCACCGACCGCCCGGTGCGCACCACGTTTCGCCGCTACCGGCTGGGCGTGGACGAGGACGGCAACATCGTCCCCGAGCTCATGGGCCAACCGCAGGCCTCGAACGCCTGGGGCGCGAACAACCGCCCGATCCTGCCGACCAGCGTCACTATGGCGGAGCACTGGGACGAGACTTGGGCGAGCTGGTGCGTCACCGGCACCAACTACAAGAACGAGCCGACCGGCGCAATTGTGAAACAGTTCAAGCACGGCTACGGGTTTCTGCCATACGACTTCGCGCCGGGGTTGTGGATGAACCACTGGGCCAATCGCAAGGTCGGCTGGGGTGTGAGCCAGACGAAGTTGTGGCTGGTGCAGTACCGCCAGTACCTCAGGGCCATGCATGCGCAGTACGTCGCACGCGACCTGCTCAGCCCACTGGTGACCTACGGTGACTCGAGTGCGGCTCCCGTCATCGGGGACGACGGCAAGCCCAGGGACCGTGATCCCGGACCTCTCCCAGGCGAAGTGATCAACCTGGGCCCCGGACGTCAGCTGCAGCGCATCAACTATCCCGACGCGACCACGCTCGAAAAGCACATGCAGTTGATCGACAACGCCATCAAAGAGCTCGAGTCGCCGCGGGTCACGCAGCTCAGCGGCCTCGAGGGCGCCGGCTTTGCCATCAGCCAGGTGCTCAGCTACCAGCGCGTCCGTGTCGGTCCAATCGTGAACAACATTCAGGAATTGCTCAAGCGGCAGACCGAGAAACTGTGGGACCTGGCGCAGAACAAGGTCCAGGAAAAGATCTGGGTCGGCTACACCGGCCAGACCACGAAGACCGGCTCGGGCTACATCGGCCTCGGGCCCGACGACTTCGCGCGGCCGGTCAAGATCCGCTGGGACGTCAAGCAGGAGCTGCCCACCGACGACCTGATCAAAGCCAGATATGCGCATGAGCGCTTGCAAGCCGGCACGTGGGGCAGCGACGAGGCGATCGACTATCTGGGCGACAATCCTGACGAGATTCGGCGCTCCAAGGCGCGCGACCGTATCCGCCAGTCGCCGCAATACCAGCAATGGCTCGATCAACAGGTGTTCCAGTTCGCCGGCCGTGGCGACATCCTCGGCGCGGCGGCGCAAGCGCAGGCCATGGCGGCGAACATCCAGCCCGGGCAGCCGGGCCTGCCGGGAGGCATGCAGACGCCGGCACCGGGCGTTTTTGAAGGTGGCGGACCAGGCGCCGGCGGCGTGCCCGATCTGGCCGCGCTGGCCACCGCACCGAATGGCGCTGGTGCACTGCCCCCGCCAGGGCAGCAGGTGATGCAGGGCGCGGCGCAGAACGTCGGCGCGCCCGGCGCAGGAGGAGTCTGAGCGCCGATGGCGAAGAACACGAACACGAGCAACGGCAAGTACACGCCACCCAGTGGCCGTGAGCACCCGCCCAAGGCAGGCGTCCACGGCACCCGCCCGAGTGGTCCGGCGGCTGGCAACAACGCGATCACGACGAACATGCAGAACGCGGTGGTGCGTAAGGCGCCGCGTCAGGGAGGTCGATGACTCATGGCGAACAAATTAGGCGGCAACCCGAGTGCCGGCGGCTGGAAGCCGCCCTCGGATCGTGAGCACCCACCCACCACTGGTGGGCTCAAGAGCAGTTGCATTGGCGGTGCGCACACGGGCGGACCGGTGAGCAACCACGGCGGCGACATCGCGGGTGGCAGCATGCCGAACGCGGTGATCCGCAACCAGGGCTCCGGCGCGCCCCCAAAGAAGTAACGCCATGGCCCAGGCCAGGAAGAAGTGGACCGAGGCGACGGACACCGCGGCCGACAAGCGGGCCGGGATCAAGCAAGGCTCGAGCAGGGATAACGCGCTCGACCGCGCGCGTGGCGTGCCGGTGCGCAAGGCCCCCAAGAAAGGCAAGTGAGCCGTGGCCGAGAAGTGGGTCCAGGGCGCTATCAAGCGGCCAGGTGCCTTTACGAAGAAGGCGAAAGCCGCGGGCATGAGCGTGAGCGAGTACGCCAATAAGGTGACGAAGCCCGGCTCGAAAGCATCGACGCAGACGAAGCGCCAGGCCAACCTGGCCAAGACACTCAAAGGCTTCAACAAGTAAGTGCCGAACTACATCGCGAGCGGCAGCTGCTGCAGCCCTAACTTCCAGCGGCCCTTGCGCATGCGGTCCTGCATGTTGTCGTGATGACTTCCAATGAACAGGTGGTCAGGGCGAACGCAGCGTGGGTTATCGCACGTGTGGCAGACGAGCGCGCCCGGTGGAATCGGCCCCATATGCAACATGAACGATGCACGGTGGGCCTGCTCGATCTTGCCGTCGATCGAGAAACGTCCATACCCAAACAGGCTCACCCCACCCTTGAGTGTCCAGCACCCGTCCGTGCGGCGCACGCGGCGTTCAAAGCGCCGGCGCGCGTACTCGCGTGTCACACGGCCCACATTGCGGAAGTAGCACCGCTGCGAACAGTACTTCCGGGGAGTGCCTTTCGGTGCCCAGAAGGGCTTTCCACAACTCTCACAGATACACCACTTTCGCGCTTGTTGACTTCGCGCGGAGCACTCGCGCGAACAGAATTTCGCCGCGCTCTTGCGCATACGAAATTCGGTACCGCAAAGTGCGCACGGTCGGGTCGCGCGTTGCTTGCGCTTTGGGGATCGCGCGCCGCACGACCGACTACAGAAGCGGGCGTGACCATAGCGAACCTCCGTTTTGTTGGCATAGAATGCAACTCCGCAGCATTCGCAGACGCGGGGTTCGTTACATCTGCCTGTAGACTCCAAGTACATCGAAACTCATCCTTTCGGTGTCGCGCCCCCGGATGTTGCAAGCATCGCGGGGGCTTCGTGCGTGCAAGTGTAAGGTGCGGAGGTTGAGTTCAGGTGGCGAACTCGGATGCTGAAATCACCTTGATACGAAACGCACTGACGAGGGAGGCGTCCAACGACGCGTACTCGATCGCGCAGGACGTCTTCAAAGGCACCATGCCCGACGTCTCACGCGTCAGTAACGAGCAGCTCGACGCGCGCTATCACCAGGCCATCCTGACGGGCGACCGCCAGTACCTGCAGGCGGAAGCGGCTCGCGACCCGGCCCAGTTCATGGCCAGCATGAAGCGACTCATTGACGACGGGCGCGCGGTGATGCCACCGGACAAGCCGCTCGAGCCGCAGCCAGCCTTGCCGCAGGCGGCGAAGGCCAACGTGCCAGTGCCGAAGCCGCCCGCGGGCGCGCAGGCCCCGACGTTCGCGCAGCCCGACCAGGTGCCGGCGCCTCAGCCAGCACTCCCTATGCCGCCGGCACCCGCACCGCTCGCGCCGCCGCCGCCGATGCCCGCCCCGCCACCACCGGGCGTGATCCCAGCCATGGCGAGCGGTGGTGTCGTGACGCAGCCCACGCTCGCGCTGATCGGCGAGCAGGGGCCCGAAGCGGTGGTGCCCCTCTCGCCCGACCCGGACCTCACGCGGCATCTGGGCGGCGTCAATCCTGCCAATCCGCAGCCCGGCGAGATCCAGAGCTACATCGACCAGGCAGCGCGCGCGCGCGGCATCGATCCGGCGACGGCCATGACCGTTGCCTACTTTGAGGGTGGCCGCGACCCGCAAAAGCCTGAGCAGCCGGCGTTCACGGATCCCGCGATACGCGGCACCTTCAGCACCGGCTCGTCGTGGTGGCCGTTCCAGCTGCACTATGGTGGCCAGGGCTACAGCCAGTACGGCACCGCCGCGGGCCTGGGGAACGAGTTCACCCAGCAGACCGGCTATCAGCCAGGTGATCCGGCGGCATGGCGTGCGAGCGTCGACTTCGCCCTGGACGCCGCGCTCAAGCGTGGCTGGTACCCGACGTGGTACGGGTCCAAGCCTGGCGGCGTCACGCAGTGGCAGGGCATCCCCGGCCACGCGCAGGGCTGAGCGATGCCGTTCCTGCTGCTGGACGACGCCACCGATGAGGCGACGCGCCGACTCCAGGAGTACGGCCAGGGCCTGCTGCAGCCATTGCAGCAGGCGGGGCAGGGTGTCCAGCAGCTCGGCCAGGGCGCGCAGCAGGGCCTCTCCGACATCACAGGCCGCTTGCAGGACTACGGGCAGTCCTTACTGCAGCCGCTCACCCAGAACGCGCCCACGGTCCTGCAGGCGCCGCAGCAGGGCCTCCAGGACATTACCCAGCGCTTGCAGCAGCACGGCCAGCAGGTCCTCGA